CGATTGCTGGGATACCAATCTCGTGACCTGACAGGCGTATCCATGCTTCGTCTGTTACGCGGCTGTCGCCAAGCGTGAAGTAGGCGTGATCCATGCGCTCACGTTGATTAGGACTGGCGGGGTCGATTGAAAGACCCCGCCCTTCTTCCTGATGCCACTTGTGTGCGTTCCAAGAATTTCTGGGAGGCGAAACCTTGTGACGCAGGGCGGGGAACTTCTTTAGCTTTGGGTACATGCCAGAGTAGAGAAGGCTGTTGAAACTGGAGTAGTCTGAGAAGACAATGTACTGCATGTTCTCCCAGTCGCCCCAGTTTACACGGGGGTCAGGAAAGCAGCGACGTGGGTCGAAATTTACTATTTGGTTTTGATTTGTTTTTGCGTTCCAGACGACTTTCGTTGGAGCGAAGCCATAGCGTATGCTGTCCAGTAGTAACTGTGCAAGACGTGCTTCTCCGGCGGTACGCCGCATTTGCTGATGTAGAACACGCTCCAATATAAGGGAGGACTGTCGGGACTTTCTGTTGAGACCTTCGAGTTGGAACATGGGGTTACGGCCAGAAAGTGCGGCCATAAGGTATGTGAGGACTGTATCCGCAATGGCGCGGGTGTCGGCGATGACTGCTTTTTCTCGAAAGTCTGTCGCGTCTGGCCGAACATATACATCGTGAGCGCGATCAGCTTCCTTCCAATGGTCATAGCGTTTCCTAATCTTGTGATAGGACATGTCGACCATCGACTTTACATAGTCGACAATGCGCCGCTCCTGCTCATCATTGAGGAGGTGTGAGATGTCTTCGTATGCAACAAGCTGGTCGACGAACTCAGAGAGATCGACAACTACGCCCTCGTTAGGGCCAGCGGCGTATTCCGCGCTTCGATAGGCGGAACCGGATGCTGTTGTACGTGCTTTGGGGCCATTTACGCTCATGGACTAAAGATACCTTCTGTTGTGTGGTTGGTCGTCCCTACAAACCCCAGCCTGTCCATTTTGGAATGGCATGGCCGACGCGGGTTTTGAGGGATTTTCCTAATGCTGAAACGTCGTGATTATTGAGAGATTGACTCGCGTCTGAGTGGAGTGACCACGCTTCTGGGCTGATTGATGTCCGCGATAAAATATCTACAGCCATTGTAGCGGCATCGACTTGGTCGTCGTGGTTGCCACCGGGGAATGTTACGCACTCCTCGATGAAAGCATCGAGCCAATCAGATTGATCAGGCACGAAGACACGACCGCCCTCGATTATTGGAAGGATGGCATTGACGCGTGCGACCTTGTCGTGGACGACCTTGTAAGGAATTACGGCCATGCCGCTCTCGCGCTTTAGTTCTTGTATGAGTGATTGGCCAGAGGCTTTGTCTTCTATGTACATTGCGCGAAGACCGCGACCGCGCCAGCGGTTGTTGAGGCGTATGAGGCGTTGCTTGAGTTCGGGGAAGTCGTACTTGCCGCGTAGGATGTCGACTATGTATATGTCGCCGTTCCTGTCCATGCCAGCGACGACAGCTACTGAGTAGTCTGCGGTCTCGGTTTTCTTGAAGGCAGTGTCGACTGCGATGATTAGGGTTGAGAAGTTCTCTGGGGAGAGGTCTGATGGATACTTCTGCCACCACTCCGTCTTGATTAAGTTACCACCCTGTATGAATGGCTGTTGCTGGTAGAGAGATGCAAACTCGCGCGGGTTGAGACGTTCGCGCCGTTTAAGGTCTTCGAGTGGAAAGCGTTCTGGCCATAGGGGGGCTTCCTCTGTCTCGGCGATTGTACGCTTGGCGGGAGATAGGGCGTTAAGGTCTTTGGTCTGAATGTATTGCGGATGGTCTTCGGCTAGGTGGTTGCGACGAATTTTTCCGCTGTTTACTTGCTTGATGGCGGGGAAGTTAATGTGGTGCCATCTACCTTCTGCCCAGTCTTCTGTTTGCATGAGGCGACCAGCGAGGTCGTCTGGATGCCAGCGCGTGAGGATGATGATCTGCTTCGGTTTGGTGCCGTTACTTTCTGGTTGGAGGCGGGTGGCTAGGGCAGAGGTGTAATAGTTCCACGTCTTGTTGCGCTGGGTCATACTTTCTGCGTCTTCACGGGCTTTGATTGGGTCGTCAACGAGGAGAAGGTTGGCTGGTCGGCCTGATGTCGTGCCACCGATACCAACTGCGAAGTATGCACCGCCCTCTTCTGTACGCCATACGTCTGCGGCGCGGCTGTCTTGGGAGAGGTGGAAGTCTGGGAAGGCTTGCGGGATGGACTTGTCTTCTACGACTGCCCGGATTTGTCGACCGAAGTCTGTGGCTAGTTGGCTGTTGTAGGAACAGGACATTGTATAGCGTTGAGGGTTCTTAGCCATGTAGTAGGATGGGAAGAGGACTGTGCCAAAAGTGGACTTGGCGTGGCGTGGCGGCATTGTGATAAGGAGGTTGTCTACGCCAAGTGTGCCGCGCTCTAGTTTGTCTAGGGCGTCGATGAGTTCTAGCTGGAAGTCTGCGAGTACCCAGTCTGGGTACATTAGGCGGACAAAACCTTTAAAGCTGTCGGATGCGTCGCGTAGGCGGAGTAGATATCGAGCGACTTCGCGCTGAGATAGGTCAGGCATTCTTGCGGCGCATCTGCTGTGACATAAGGATTTCGAATTTGGCCTCTGGGTCGCGTATGCCGTCCGCCATGACAGACATGAAATGGTCGAAGATAGCAGCCTTGCGCTTTTCGGGCGGGACTGTGGACAGGTCTTGTTGTTTCATAGCGTGCGCGAACTCCGATATGGTTAGCTCGGACGGTAGGCGGTCTTTCTGGTGGTTCTTAATCAGCATCTTCTACGATCTCCCCTTCAATAGTGTTGATGCCAGACGCGATTGCTTCGAGTTCATCGCGTGACATCTCTGTTAAGTTCTTTGTTTGGTGTTCATGCTGGACATATGAAGCGTTTAGGTCAGGAACTACCTTGTTGAGTAGCATTCCGAAGACGCGAGCTTGCGTTGGCGTCCATTCTTTGCCGTTCATTACGACTTCGTTGGCCACTGTGATCTGATCGCCCACAAAACGTGCGATCTGTCCGCGTATTTGTGCAGATTGGGCTGGAGTTAGGCTGTGTTTTTCGAGATTTGCTACGGCTGTCTTCATCTTTTTCACTTCTGTTGACGTCTTTCTGCATCGCATGGAGCAATAACTGGCACGGCTCTCGTGACTTTTGCGCGTCACAAACTTTTCTCCACAGGTCTTACATACTATTTCGACGCGGTGGCTGTCGTACCTGTTAGACGTTTTCATTTTTTGCTCCGCTTACTCGTTGGGTAGGGGAGGTGACATACAACGCGCGCGACCCTCCGGCGGGACGACCCCCCGCCCCCCGCCTGCGGCGCACGTCTGTGGCACATGCAGGTCGCAGAGCGACCCAAGCCGCTGATTTTGCAGGGTTTTTGCTCCCCATGTAGGGGAGTTTTTGGCCTCGTGGGTGCAGACGTTTCACGCGAACTCTCTCCGTGCCTACGCACAATGGGGTTAAAAACCCCATCGCAAGTCTTTTCAACAACTTACAGGAAATGGTCGGCGGTGATCGTCCGCAACGCGACACGTGCGTATCCCGAAGGGACTTATAGAGCGAGGTTGGTCGATGTCGATCAGCCTGTGGCGTTGCGTCTTGCGCACCGCTCGCCACGTATTCACTCGCGCTAGGAGAACTACACCATGGCAAAATTAGACCTCACAAAGCTCGCAACCTCACGCGATCACGCAGCCGAATGGACTTCTACGAAGTCCGCGCAAGCGAAGGAGGCCATCTACGCTCAGGTGGTCGCGAAGTCGAAGACTTCCAAGCGCGTGCGTTGGACTAACCTCGGCAAAGCGATGGCCGAAGGCGACAACTTGCGGGTCGCGGCGTATGCGGCGATTGGCGAAGCCAAATCGCAAGCGTGGGCAGCGGTCAAGGCCGCTGAAGCCCCTGCGAAGCCGAAGGCTACGAAGGCCAAAGCCAAGGCTGCGCCGAAGCCGAAGGCTAACGCGACGCCTGACATCAACGAGTTTGCGAAGCAACTCGCGAACATGGACGAAGCCATGCAAGCGGCGTTCCTCACAGCGTTCGCTCAAGCGCGTAAGTAATTACTCACCCACACCCGATCAAGCCCTGCACGCACCTGCGTGTAGGGCTTTTTTTTGTGCCAAAAACAGGAGACACGCACATGACTACACGAATACGACGACGCGACACCGTCGCGGTACGCATCCGCATAACCGAGGTCTTAGGCACCGTTGCCTTGGGCGCAATCACAGGCTTGCTCATCGCATGGGTTGGGATCAACGCGGTCATAGGCTGTGGCGAGACCACGCGCACAATCGACGGCACCTACATCAAGGGCGAGTGCGTTCTCGTGCCATGGGTGAAGCCATGAGCGGCCTTGAGCTATCTGACGAGTGCTACACGCTCGTAGACGAAAACATGTGGGTCACGGTCAAAGGCTTCAGCGTTCGCATCCATGCCACAGATGAGGGCGTGGTCGTAGACATCTACAAAAACGGCCATGAGGACGAGGACGCTATCGCGGCGACTTACGCCTTCGACAACGAACTCGCAGACGAGGACGAGGTGAAGCCATGAGCGAGTACACCATGCAAGTTTGGGGCGTCGTTTACACAGCCGTTGATGCAGACGACCAGCCCAAGTCATACGAGGACGGTACACCAGTGCTGTACTTCCACCCTCACGACGAATGCGAAGACTCGGCAGACGACTGCGACTTTGAAGAGTTTCGGGTCTGCGACGGTCTTCGTCTCAACGAGGACGAGTGACCATGTGGGACAACTACCCACGTCGCGCACATCACGCGATTTAAACCGAAGGTTCTTAAAGGACAGAAGAGCCTCGGTTCTTCAGCCTGACACATCCTGTGTCGGGCTTTTTGCGTTTCACGAAAGGAAACCACAACATGAAACTATTGACCGCGCTACAACGCAAGAAACTTATCGAAAACTTTCACAAGTCTGAGGCAAACGACAACGCCATCGACCATTCCCCAGTCGTCAAGATGTTCAACCCTTGCGGGTCTGCGACATGGCTCTTTCACGAGATGAACCCCGATGGCGATTTGTTGTTTGGTCTATGCGATCTTGGCATGGGTTCGCCTGAGATTGGTCATGTATCGCTGGCAGAACTTGAGGCTATCGAATTACCGCTTGGCATGAAAATCGAGCGCGATAGGCACTTCAAGTCCAACGTATCCATAACCGAGTGGGCCGTAGAGAGCCGAGAGCAAGGTCACATCTCGGCTTAACCATGTGGGACAACTACGAGCTTCGCTCGCACCCACGAGGTTGGGCAATCGTTCACATCACCAGCGGATACATCGCCGAGGTCTTGCGCTCACGCGCAAAGGCCGAGGCCATGCTGTCTCGCTTCAACTCATGCACATAGGAGGACTTACGCATGGAACCACCAGTCCACATCGTCTCGTCGAGCGCGGAGGTTATCGGCATGATGTGTGTCGATCACTTACACGGCGCAATACAAGAACACTTCGGGGAACGATGCCCCGACCACGAGCCAGAATGCCTCGCATGCCAAGCATGGAAAGCATGGGACGTACTCGCTCGCTTGTTTCTGGAAGACACATGAACTTCCTCGCAGACACCCGCAGACGTCGCAGGCTTAAACGCTTGCGGCGTTTTCTCGTTCACAGTCTACACCCACAGGTGCCGCAAGGTGTCGTAAGGGAGTTGACTAATCGGTGTAACGCACGTTATACACATCAAACGGTGTCTCCACGACGCACACAGGTGTACGCGCAATATTCCGAAGGAACTTATACGATGAGCAGTTTTGCTGTTCAGAACTCGAAACAGAAGGAGCCGCCGCAATGACAGACAATTCATTGCTCGATGCGTTACGCATTGACACATTCAACGAGCGCAGGAAAGCCCTACGCGAATTGGCAACACCCGCTTTGTCCGACCACATATCGCGTGAGGAAATTATCAGCGCGTTCAATGCGTCGCCACTCGTCGGGCCAGACCACGACCAAATCCAGCCTCGCGCGACCATGTCGGGCTTGCGCGACAACTTGGACGAAGACACGCTTTGCGCCCTGATCGACGCACGCATCACCGCGATGGACGTCCTCAAGGCAATCACGTTGCCAGCCACGCAAGGCGAGCGTGGCACTGGCAAGACAGGCTACGTCTTCGGTCGCCCAAGCGGTCTGCCATCAGGCCAGCGCGATCTCATACTAAAAACCACACCTACAGAGGAGTTAGCACCCATGGGCTACGACATCGCGGACTTTGGTCTGCAAGACTACATCGACATCCACGACTACCACGGCTTCAGAAGCTACGACAGCGAAGACGTACTTGACGCGATGTGGGCAACCTTAGACGTGTCCTCCAGTATCCAAGAGGGCATGAAGGCAATGATCGTTACTCGCTCAAAGCCAAGGGTAACGATGCACCTTCCCCCGAAAATCCTGATGGCCGCAGACGATGTTGCCAAGCACCTTGCGGGTGATGCTACAGAGGCACCTGCACCGTCTGCGATCTACAATCCACCTGCCGACACGCAGTTGCTTGACCTCGCGTTATCGCAAGCGGGTCTGCCGCCGATTGGCAAGTTGATTGGCGAGTTGAACGACGCCACCGAGAAAGCCAAAGCCGCAGCCATGTCTGTCATTCCGCAGGTGGTTGAAGCCAGTGTGGGTGGTGACATCCCGACAGGTCGTGTGAAGACCGCGAAAGCCAAGGACGTGTTCGGCATCACGGGTGTTGCGGCTCAGTCGTTTGATTTCGACGTGCCAGTGTGGGAGTGGGACGCACCGCATCCGCATGTGCCAGCCAAAGACCCAGACTACGTGTTCCGAGGCACAGACTTGTTGCGTGTGCTTTACTCGCTCCTGTCCAACAAGCGCACGTATCTGCATGGTCACTCAGGTTCGGGCAAGACCACGCTCGTGGAACAGGCCGCTGCGTACCTCTACTGGCCATTCATGCGCGTCAACTTCGACAGCGAGATTACACGAATGGATTTGATTGGTCGTGACACTCTCGTGCAAGAGGGTGGCACCACCGTGAGCAAGTTCGTGGACGGTATCTTGCCTCAGATGCTGACAGGGCCGTACATCGGGTGCTTTGACGAGTTGGACTTCGTGAGGCCAGACGTGGCGTATGTGATGCAGCGTGTGTTCGAGGGCAACGGATTGATGCTGACCGAGGACGGTGGACGCATTGTTCAGCCGCACAAGATGTTCCGCATGTTTGCG